TGACCCCATCGCTCCTCACCCTGAACTCTGGGATATTCCCATACATCGGTCATGTTTTCGTGGGTATTATTGAAATAGGCACGGGTGGCATAATATTCCTTTTTAAGTTTGTCATATTCCTTTTTAAAAGCGTTGCCAATTGCTTCCGTTTGCAGTCGATTGTATTGATCCTCTTGAGGAAACGACCATTGACTTTTGCTAAACCAGTGATCCGCCATTCGAGGGTGAAAACCAAAAAAATCAGCAACTATTTTATTATTCCATCCCATCTTATCTCGCTCAGATTGTAGATAAATCCTAATAGGTTCAAACCCATCCCAATAATTATCAGCATTATTATTAAAACCTTGTTCACCAACCATATAAAATAAACAGCGTTCTGAGATGTTAGCAAACTGTCTTCCTATAGATGATCCTATGCCGTTCCCATCATACAATCCTGACGCATTTGCTTTATCCCAAACAATCTCATTCCTAAAAGTCAACCTCTCACTATCTTTCAACCCGCCCGAATACCATAACCGCCATAAATCCTCAGCATTTCCCCAAATATAAAAACTGCCATTATCTTCTACATTCCCACGGCAAGCCCTGATCCATTTCATCTGAAAATCATCTAGCTTTTCTCGGTAGAGGTTATCATTCAGAACCCCGTCCTTTTCTTTGCCCATTCCATAAGGTGGGTCAGAATGGACTAATACAGCCTTGCCATCCCCCAACAAAGCCCTAACATTCTTCTCAATAGTAGAATCTGAACAACATATTTTATGCCGTCCTAACTGCCATATTTCACCCAACTTAACACGGCTTTCAATCTCATCTACCTTATCCAGAAGCTCGGCAATTTCTTCCTCGTTTTCTTCCCCTTGTTCACCAACCCCAAAACTTTCACCTTTACCCAACTGTTCCAATAATTCATTTAATTTATCATCAGGGAAAAACTCAGAATAATCTACCTCTTGAGCCAACTCCTCCAATATTTCATAATCCCATGTACTAAAATCAGAAGCCGTATTATCAGCAATGGCATATTGAGTTTTCTGTTCGGCAGTAAGGTTTGTCCGTTTCACCGCCACTATCTCATTACCCGTTGTTTCGACGACGATCACCCTTTCAATACCCAATTGACCCGCTTCTTCAAACGCCCCGTTACCCGCCAAAATAACGCCATTTTCATCGGTGACAATGCTCCGAGTCATCCCAAATTGTTCAATTGATTTCCTAATAACGCTTGCTGATAAGGGCGTTCTTTTGCGGGCATTGTTAGGATCGGGAGTCAATTTGCTGATATCTGTCTCAGTAATTTTAGGTTTAGTCATAACTCAATAGTAGATAGGTTTCTAACCTATGTTATCTTGATAATACTGTTTAGCGACATTTACCGACATAAAAAAATTCAATATAGCTAAAATTGAAAAAGCTGTTGAGATTTTTCTTGATAACCCCTGGCTAAATGTTGTTGATTTAGCCGGAAAAGTTGGTGTATCTGAGAGGGTGATTAGATACTGGAAAAAACACCCCATCTGGGAAGAAACCAAGACTAGAATAATATATAAACGTGCGGAGGTTTTAGGGGCAATGTCTGAACAAGAAAAGATCGAACTTAGAGAAAAACTTTTAGAGCGACAACGTGAAATAGATATTTTTAGAAATGCTCTTAAAGAGAATACTGCACAGTGTTTCAAGGTTACAAACCAAGCCTATCGGGATCTTACCAAAGACAATGATGCAGTTAAGGCTTGTGCTAAAGCTACAAAATCAGGTATTCATGTCCAATCTAAAAATGCAATGGATGGACTAAAAACAATCATGCTGATAGATGAACACAGTTATCAACTCAGTATTATTATTGAAAACTTCGATGACTCCGGCGAAGATGACGAGGATTAATTATTATGCTTCGAGCTATTCAGAAGGGAGAACGACTCAAGAAAGAGTTAAAAGAAGCAAGGAAGCGACGGAGGCAAAAACGAACCAAGTCGGGTCATAATTCCTTAACCCGATTCAAAGATGACCCCGTAGGCTTCTCTCGGTTTATCGGAGTAGCCCCAACGGTTGATCAACAGCGATTCCTTGAGAGTGTCCGAGACAACCCAGAAACAAACGTTAAGGCAGCGCACGGGGTCGGAAAGTCTATCGGTTCGGCTGTATGCGTTCTGTGGTGGGTTTTCGCTGTTGACGGTTTGGCAATCACTACAGCGCCAACAGAGGATCAGGTTAAACAAATCCTATGGTCTGAGATACGAAAAATCTATGATCGCAACAAAGAAAAGTTAGGGGGAACCAGGGGGGAGCTATTTGTCAGAAAGTCAGAAACCGCCCGTGCTTATGGCTTTACCGCTCGCAACTATGATACAAACTCATTCCAAGGTAAACACGCGGATCGACTTCTATTAATTGCAGACGAAGCCGATGGTATCTCGGACATTATTGATGATGGGTTTCAGAGTTGTTTAACGGGGTCAAGTAACAGGGGATTAAGAATTGGCAACCCGTTGAATAAACAGTCGTCATTCTCAAAGGCTTGCGATCGCACTGCAATAACAATCCCTGCATGGAATCATCCCAATGTCGCCTGGGCATATCACCTAGAAGAAACCATAGACCCATCGGGTAAAATTCGATTAATTCATAGACTAAAGCCATCGGTGGCACTACAACTTTTAGACTCAAATGGATTGGTCAAAACTCAAGATCAATGGCCCCCTGAGTTTCCCCGTGATGTCATCCCCGGCGCTATATCCCTTAAATGGATTGAGGAAGTTAGACAGGATAAAGGCGAGTTTTCCGTGTTTTGGCAGGGAAGGGTAGAGGGCATTTTTCCTGAAGATGTCATCGAGGGAATCATCCCCTCCACTTGGTTAAAAGCTGCAAGGGAACGCTACGACTTTAATCCTGAGTATTGGGATAGACGGGCTATTATTTCACCTTGGAGGCTTGGCATTGATGTTGGGGATGGGGGGGATAGTCACGCCGTTGCATTATGGCGGGGTGATGTTCTGTATGAAGTAGTCTTATATCCCACTCAAGGGGATGAGCTTGATACTATTAGAATCGCTGATATTGTTGCTGAAAAGATCAGGAAATTAGGGGGTGCTTATTATGCGGCGGTTGATAAAACGGGCGTGGGTGCAGGGACATTAGCACGATTAAAACAGCAAGGTTTCTTGGTTAGAGGTTGCGCTTTTGGAGAATCAGCCGAAAGTAACCACGAATTTTCCAACCGTAAGACCGAGCTATTTTGGAAACTCAGGGACGGGTTAAGGTTAGGGAAAATAGCGATCGCTCCCTTGGGAGATATTGAGAATCAGGTATTTGAGGATCTATCATCCCATCGTTATTCCTTATCGGGAAAAGGTGGGGAAGATAGACAGATAGCTTGTGAGAGTAAGAAGCACGTCCGAGCTAGATTGAAACGTTCACCCGATGCAGGTGATAGCGTGATTATTGGTTCATCTTGTCCCAATCCCACGTTTTGCGATGGGGTGTCAGAACAGGATGTACTCAAAGAAAAAGTTAAACAACAGCAATTTAATCCAGAGGAGGTATCTGTTAAGAAGGTTAGAGATTTATTTAGTTAATGATATAATACTTAATTATCGAAAAGATTATGTTTGACTCTGTTTTTTCTCCAAATCCTTCTGCAATATTCCGAGCCAAAACCCCCGACTACGTTAAACCCAAGTCGATAAAAATTAATCTGGATAGATTAGAGAATGGCGGGGCTAATACTTTAACTGATGCTTTTAGTCGTGTGGTCTCCAAAGCATTAAAAGACTTAGACGGAGCAATTAAAACTAAAGACTCAAAGGCAATTGAAAACTATCAAGCTGTCTTAATTCCTGAGTTGACCAAATCAATTTACGGGATGTGGCTTGGGGGTTGGAACATCGGGCGGAAACATGGGGATAATGAAATTAAGTCCCAACAGAAAAAGGGAACAAACACAGCCAACTTTGACGAGGATCTGCTAGACGCAGAATTAGCGTCTATAGAAAATGTCCCCGCTCAAAACGCTATTGCCAACCGTTCCAAGACTCTGGCTTCTGATATTTCCTCGACTCAATGGGGGAAAATTAGAGGGCATATCCTATCAGCAATTCAACCCCAATCCGAAACAGGGGAACCGATAAGCAGATCCGAACTTCTCAAGCGGATCAATTCGGAGTTAGGTGATAGAGGGTTTAAAAATCGCGCCGAGAAAATAGCCAGAACGGAGTTAACTTTTGCCTATAACGCAGGGAGATTACAGACTTATAAAGATTCTGGTTTAGTTTCCCATGTTGTATTCTTGTCAATCCTAGATGATCGCCGTTGTCAGGTCTGTGAAGGTCGTCACGGGATGATGATTGACCTAAACGATATAGAGACTGTTTCAGCGAATACACCGCCGATGCACGTCAATTGTCGCTGTGTATTGAGTCCGAGACTGGCAACTCCTGACAATCAACAGGAGCTAGACGATCAAACCCAAGATTCCAAAAAACGTCGATTATTTGAAGCTCCTCCTAAATGGTTGGCTGCGGGTATCTTAGCGGCGATTCTATTGTCACAGAAAAAGGTACGGGTTCCGGGGTCGGGTGTTGCCACCCCAGGAATTTCAATTCCTTCTCCAGTCAGGGAAGCTGTTGAACGGGGTTTGGTTGATGTTGCTTTAGCTGCACAGATTCAGAAGATAGCCAAGGCAACGGGTGAAGTCCAGACAGCAGAACAGATCCGTCAACGACGCAAAAATCAAACCGAATCATTGCCGGATCAAGGTGTGATTGAAATTCAACCTAGATTAGTTTTGAATGGGGTTGAGCTAAATAGTGCCACACCTGAACAAATTAGAGAGGGGTTAAAAGAGTTTTTACCCAAAAAACAATTAGATGATTTAATCAATTATTTACAAGAAAACAAAATTAGTTCTATTGATGATTTGTTAGAGGTTAAAGGTATATCTCGTAAAAGTAAAGCATTTAAAATATTGCAGGGTTTAGCTGATAAAGATAAACTCAGGATTGAATTAGAAAAGCTAACCAGTCCCTCGGAATTGTGGTTAAAAAATTTAGGGTTTTCCCGCTCGGAATCCAAAGCAATTTTTGATGAATTAAAAAATAAACCTTCTGAGTCATGGAGTGATCTTAAACGCCGACTTAAAAAGCGTGGTATTTCCGGTGACCGGATACAGAGAGCTATAGACAAACTCAAATCAATCGAGGCACAAGAGAAACGTCAAGTTGTGGGATTAGATAATTCCGTCCCAATGGTTCCTGATGTGACCCTAGATTCTCCAGAGATTGCAGTTGGTAAACTGATTAAACAGAGAGAGATCGGGTTACAACGACGACGTGAAGCATTGCAAGAAATTAAGGATCTAGGAATTGAATTAGCTAAAATTAGATCCGATGAGAAAAGATTTAACGTCCGTCTCCGTCGCATGAACAAACGGAATCCCAAGGAGTTCGTTTCACCCGAAGAAATTAGAATTAAAGAAATTAGATACGCTAGGGTTCAGGCAAAAATAGAACAAGCTCAAAAGAAAGCCAACGCCATCGGACTCCAACTTGAAAGAGCTAATTTGGCGCTTAATCAGTTAGATATCCCCAACCTCACCCCCGCTGCCAAACTACGGAACCAAGCCGTCCAAAACTTAGGAGACGAGGGTTCTACTCTGCTCGACGCTACCAATAGCTTAAAGGCTCAAATATCTAACGAGATAGACAGCCAAATGTCTAAAGGTTTTATCCCTCCTAACAAGAAAATAGCGGGGTTAGAACAAGCAAATAACCGGGCTAAGTTAATCACAGAACCCGTGTCTAATCTGATTGAAAAAACAAATTTAGAAGATTTACGATCTAAATTAACCGCACTCCAATCCCACTACCAAAACCTATTAGATCCTCTCTACCCAGAAAACTTTTTCGGTCGTGATATTCAGAATGACTTAACCTCACTTCGTGCCGAATTAAAAAGAGTTAAGACCGAGATTGATGATGCTGTTAGCCTACTGAAAAGAACCGATCAAACCCTCACAGCTACAACTAATCAAACTGAGTCAATCTTAGGAAAAATGGGTTATCTAAAAACCGGAGCGCAACTAGAAAAGCAAGCCAAAGAACTTGAATCACAGATATTGAATTGGGAGAATAGAGTTAAGAAAACTAGAAACTATGAGCAAACTTATGAGCCATTTAGTCAAATAGAGAGACAGCAGCCACTAGATAAATTAATTCAAGATGCTACGGACATTAAAACTCAAATCCCTAAGTTCAAAAAGGAGCTAGAGAGTAGATTTAGACCCGGATTAAATAATGCTAAATCAACTATTTCCGATATTGCTATACAGACTAAAAAACTCGAACAATTACAGAAAGAAATTGACGGCATCCTAACTGATACCTCCAAACTTCCTATAACCAAAGCCCAAATTCCTAGTTCGGATGTGGGAACGTATAACGCGACAGTAGAGCTTAGAAAAATATCCCGTGAAATTACAGAGGAAGTTAAACGGTTAAAGGCGTTAGCTGGTGCGAGCCGAGTTAACCTTGATGAATCTTTAAAGTCACAAAATAAAACCTATCAGCAATACGAAAAACAACGGTTTGGGGACGAGCAAACCCCATCCTGGGAGAAAAATCTATCCCCAATGGTTGAGTCAAGAATCACTCAAGTTGAGGATGCTGTTAAGAAGTTGGAAGCTATAGGTCAGGATTGGAATATAGGCTTCTTGGTTGATCTCGGTCAGAAGATTGACGATGGTGTTGATGCCACGGGAAAAGCTCTCAAGGTTAGGCGGTGGCTTGATGCTAACGGGCTTTCACCTGAAGATTTAACCTTATCACCAGGTACAGGCAGAAAGGTTGGTTATGAAGCCATTAGACAGTTGGCTGACGAAACCCTCAGACAGTACAACATTGTCCAGTCCAATATTAGATCCATTAAAAAAGATACCCAGTTTAAAGTATTTACCGAGAATGGATTAATTGAGGAAGACAAGTTTTTAAAATGGGCAGAAGATCAAGCTGCATACTGGCAAAACCAAGTTAAAACATCAACATCCGATAATTGGCAGGGGTCAAGTTACGAGCGAGTTGATAAGCTCTGGAAATCTTTGGATGGCAAAAAAGCCTCTGATGTTAAGGTCAGGGAATCTATCAAGCCCGATGATGTACAAGGTCAACTCAGAAAAACCATAGGTAAATATCAGGATTGGCAGCGTAAATACACGGTATTAAAGGAACAGGGGGAAGTAACGGGGAATGGAATTAGATCATTAAATGATGCTCAAAAGAAATTACTAAATGAGCAAAATATCCTATTAGAACAGCTTGATAGATATAACCTTGATAGCTCAAATCTAATTAGAGATAACGCAGATAACACCATGCAAATATGGGAGAAGGTCAGACAAGATGCTGGTAAACCCGTATTCTTTGACGTGAAAGGGAAAGCCATTGAGAGGGGGGAACTATTTAAACAATTAGATGAGATTGAGAATAAATTAAAACAATCTCTAAACATGAGAGAAATCAAGATAGAACCATTAACTTATCAAGCCGATAAAGCATCGTTAATGATTAAAGATCGGAATATCCTTAATCAAGCCTTGACTGAATTAGAGCCTAAGATAACTGAAATTCAACAACAGATTCAACAGCTTGCTACGGCTGGGAAAGGAACTAAAAAACTAGAAACTCAACTGAATAAGTTGCAGCTAGAGAAACAAATTAAACAACAGCAGTTGGGCGAGGTTATTCAAGATATTAGAGACTTGAGATTACCGCCATTACAGAATGAGAAAATCCAAATCCTCAAGGGTCAAATAGGAGAAACCCAGAAACAATTGACGGGAATTAAATCCGAAATAGCAACACTGCGACGGGAGATAACGGCACTCAAGGAACAGCCATTGGACGGGTCAGCATCGGGTATTAAACGTCAAAACAGACTCAATGCTTTGGAGGGTAGTATCACGCGGAAAAATCAAGATTTGTTTAAGGTTGTTGGGGTGTTAAATAATCAGAGGGGAGAATTAGGAAAATTGAGAGGTGGGAGTTAATGGAATTATTATCGAACTCCATTGACTTGATAATCTCTTAACCACAAATAGATCGAAGTAATATTGCATTGTTTATATGGTTAAAATTAACTTAATCCTATCACAATATTGTCGATAATTTGAAAGGTAATGATGTACAATAGAAAAAGAGAAAAGCCGGAACTTACTACTTTTCCAGCTTTTCTCAAAAATCGTTATTAAACCCAAAGGAGGGTTATATGTCTAGTTTAGCATTGTCTGGCAATCAAGATCACTGTCAACCCAAATCCCCTTTTGACTCCATTAAGCGCATTGACCGTGAAGGTTGTGAGTATTGGTTAGCACGGGAGTTGATGGGTTTGTTGGGGTATAAGCAATATCGACGCTTTGCCGATGCGATTCAACGGGCTATTGTGTCATGTCAAATTCAAGGGAAGTTGACGGAAAACCATTTTGCCATAGTCGGCAATATGGTGAAACGCACTCAGGGAGGGGGAGTCAGTCAAGAGGATTATAAATTATCTCGTTACGCGGCATATCTTATCGCCATGAATGGTGATGTCCGCAAACCGGAAATCGCTCAAGCTCAATCTTACTTTGTTGTTAAAACCCGTGAAGCGGAAACCGTCATTCCTCAGCAACACGATGAATTAGAAGCACTCCGGTTGCAAGTCCGAATTGCCGAAGCCCAAGCCAGTTCCATGAAAGATCAGCGATTTGTTTTAGAATCCAGTGCCTCTATCGTCACCATTCACGGTGCAGGAATGTTAGCACTCATCCAAGGTCGCCCCGAAGCGGTGGTGAGAGAAACTGAAACCCAATTCGAGTCGGTTGTTATGAATGAAGATGGCAAGCAACTGGCTGTATTTCGTGGGAAGTCCTTAGCTCAACTTGGCAAGGAATTAAAATTCAAGTCTGGCAAGGAGTTGGAAAAATGGTTAGAATCTTGCGGACATGATCATCTAATTTCTAAAGCCATGCGTCCGGTTCAGACTGACTATATTCCGGCTGAATCTGTTGAATTGGTTCGGGAATTGTGGGCAAATCAAAAAGGCGATCGCCAACTACTTATTGGTGAATAATTAACAAGATGCTTGATTGAAACCAAGCATCAAAAAGGGTAGAGATTGAACCTCTACCCTTTTTAATTGGTGATCCTTGGAATTAATTAATATTCTTTACCTTGATGTCTCTGAGGATCAAAGCTACCATCGCTACCCCATTGCCCACGACTATAATACTCATCTTCGTCAAATTCAATCCTATAAGCGGTCAATACTGGGGATGTGGCGACTTCATTTGTATTAGCTTGTTTGGGTTGGACGATGCCATCACTTATCCCTATTTCGATGGCATCGTGAAATACAGGATTTTGTGTTTTATATATTGCATTCCTGGCAACGCCCGTACTTGTGTATCTTATCGCTTTCTTAATATTTGTATTCCAACCTTTTTTAGTCCAGAATGCTAAAACTCTATTTTCAGGATTACTGGATTCATTGATAACCTGACCTTGTATGACATACATGATTCTATTTTTTTATTTTGTTAAGTATACTTACGAGTCCCCCGCAAAACACCACGGGGGATTGATTAAGAAATTAGTCAAAATCAGCTAGAGGGAACTCCTCAAACTCCGAACCCCTTAACGAGTTTTTTGGTTTGTTTTGGAGGAAACATAATACGGCAGACTCAGCTTTCTTATAAAGCTCTGTCTTTCCTCCTTTCCCGTAAGATATCTTTCTAGTCCCCTCTCTAAGACTTATCACGTAGTTCCTTAGAGCTAATGCTGCATCGTCTTCTTCTTTTCGAGAAACCCCCGTGTAATAAACTTCAATAAATTCCTGAAGTCTGTATTGGTTCGCGTTGTAAAAAGCACGAAAAAATACCGATCTAATGGTGCTATTCTTTGCTACAGGGGAGCTTTGTTCTCTTGATCCGGGCGTTCTAATTGCAAAGTCTAATCCTTCTGAATATTTTGCTTCTAAAGCTAACATCATCTGGGGAGATCGTACATTCTTTAATCCTTGGCAACCAAGGATCTCTCCCGACTTTCGATTATTTTCTGACGCTTTTGTTCTTGCCTTGAATTGCGATCCCGTAAATGCGTTAGAAAGGATAGCCAAACGTGCTTTCATTTGTGGAATATTTTGCCCCATCAATCTGGATATTTGCGCTGTACTTCTTTGTTGCCCAATATCATATACCTGTTTTGAGTCAGAGGGGATGCCTGTCATTATCGTAAATTCCATTGGGATTCCGCAACGAACCACAGCCTTTAATCGGTGTTGCCCGTCAATTAAACACCCTAGTTCGTCAAAGGTAATGGGCTGCCCTAACATCCACTCCCCTCGGCGCATCCTGTTAGCATAATCAGAAACCCTTTTATCGTTAACATCTCTATTTAGTTGTTGTGTTTCAAGATATTCTTTTGCTAGTTGAGGGGTAATTAATTCAATGGATGCAACCAATTTTAGTGGGACTGGCGCGTGGTCAGGTGTGTCAAATTGTTGTATCATGGTTATAAATGTAAAAAAGCAAAGTTAAATCGCAGGAGATGGCTGTCTTCTGTGATTTCTATTTTTTAGGATAACACAAGATAGCCAAAATAAACAGGGTTAAATTCAAATTTAATCAATCAATTTATTAATAGGTTCTAAACAAGACGACGCACAAAAGAAAAGCTATATATCATCAGTATAGTACCGCTTTTAGTTATCCTTATCGTAATAACTAGGTTCTCAACTTTTATGTATCTAACCTAAGTTAATTAGATAATTAACCCCACAAAGCATGAATTAATCACCTATATCTTTGTAATGTCAAACGGTTAAAACTATTGATTAGCAAGGGGTTTGGCTATAATTACACTATAAAATATCCTTACCAGAAACCCCAATCCACGTCGCCTTGATTCGATTAAGTAACTCATAATCGCCACTTTAACTAATGTTTAATTGAATCTTCAAATTTATCAATCTGGGATTCGATTAAATATTCAATTGCGATCGCAACATATCCATTAAACAAACCCGCCAGAAACCCGACATAAACATTAAAAGGCATCAGGATCAAATAAACGATCACTGATGCCTCAAACGTTTGGCAGTAAGGGCATTGAAACAATTTACTAAAAAATGATTGCGCTTTGGAATTTTCAAGCCACACCCGAACGGGATACAGGAGGGAATGCTTAAAAATAAACCACCGCAGACCTAGAGACAATAGCAGAAAAACAATTAAATCAGATAACATTATTTACCCAATGACCATTTTTTGAGTGATTTCAAGTCACTGTATTCCTGATACTGATTAATTAATTCATCAATATTCGATTTCTCTAATACAACACTTCCCCCAATGTCATCAGTGATAATGTACCTGTGATCTTTAATAATTAATTGAGGGCAACAACTTTTACCTCTACACAATGAGACTTGATACTTTCCTTTTATTTCTGTCATTGGTTTTTGGTTAATGGTTTTTTCTTGTTATTAGTAACTTTCACGATGTCCAAACTCCTCAAAGGAAACTTTAAATGGCTGCCCCAAAAACCGTCTGGGATTGTCGGGAGTATTGGTTACATCCCCACTAACGCACTGTCGAGATCCTTTTGCCATCACACCAGATCCTCCCTGGGGTTCTATTCCTAATATCTTAACATGACGCTCCGTGACACCCGCCGCATAATCAGCAATATCAAACCCCACATAATCCCAGACCCTTAAAGCTCTAAACGATTTGTTACTTTGAATGGTTGCTCCCTGATACCGCCTCAATTCCTGGAACACAAACCGCAATTCCGCCATTTCTTCAATGACGTCAATTGAGAATCCAAACCGGATATTCGTCACTTGTACCCAGTCACCGCCAAACCGATTGGATACGGAACCGGGGGAAGGGGGATTCTCTTGATACTTGTCCCCTGGAATCATTAATTCTAGGTTGCCCGCATCGTTAAAGTACGATTTACGGATTGCATCCCCATCTCGCCACGTCAATGCTTCGTAATATTTATCTTTGATTGAGGATGGAGTCTCAAAAATTAACTTACCAATGATTACAGCCATATTACAATTAGAATAGACCTATAAATTTATAATAATATTATGTATCTAAAACTAGACATCCCTGAATTAAATCTAAATGTTAAACAGTCAGGGGCTTTTGGTTTGTCGCTAGGGAATCCAAATGGATTAAGTAAAGAAATATTAATTAAAGATGGTGTCTCTATTGTAGAAATAACTCCTACTGTCAACCCTGTCCTGACTATTCCCACACCTCAAAGCCAGAAGATTGTCTCACTTGTTATTAATAATAAAATTTACCAATTATCAGAATCAGTAGAAGCAGAACAACTCGCACCGGATGAATTTATTTATAATCCCTATGCTCAACAGGTAGCGATCGCTCAATATTCAGATCCAAAATATATTCAAGTCACTTCACCTACCAATCCCGTAACCGTATCAATCCCAGGCTACAGCACCGCCACGAATGTTTATATCGGTGGGACTAGCCAGAATGCTGTTAGCTACACGGTCAAACCGCACGGAACACTTATTGGAGATTTAGAACAAGGGCAAGCGGTTTACAACCCCGCATCCAATGAATTAATTTTTATTCCCGTTCAGTCTTTAGCCAAAACCATCACTACAGCCCCCCAAATTTTAGCTGTACAGATATCGGGAGTTAAGGTAACAACACCTACTACCCCGATCAAGGTATCGGTTGTTAACAATACATCTAATATTGATTACGACACCGACTATATAGATAAGTTGCCAACGGTTTTACGATGGTTACCTTTGTTGGGTAACTTCAATTATTCGACATCCTTAGAACAATCTCAAAACGGAGAGATGCGGTTCGAGACTTGGTTTAGTTATAAAAATTTAGTTTTGAAACATTTATGTCGGGGGGCAAAGTTTGAGGCATTCGGGATTGGGTGGCGAGTGGATGGATTACAGATTAATGAAAAGATGAGATCGGAATTATCTCATCCAAAAATAGAGGTTTCAATTTCTCTGACCGATCCCCATTGGTGGCTTGATACAGAGGTTCCTTTGGTTCCCAGAGAGTACAAGGATAACGATCCATTGGGCGGATTGTCCCCTATTCTCTATTCTGGGGATTGGAGTATTTCTTACCACTATTCAGCAAGTAGTCCAGGGGTTGACCCTGAATGTTTAACCAACAGCCCATCACAACCCAAAACCACCTTAGCTGAATCGAGGACTTTAACATGGCTTTGCGGTCAAGCGGGGGGGATGTTATCAGGAATGGAAGGGGAAATACCAGTACCAAATGATGTGAGTCCAGAGGAAGGAAGGATACCCCGGAGCGAGATTCAATCAAGGTTAAGACAGAATAATTGTTTTTTGGATTTATCGGACTCTGATACTGTCTATTGCAAAAAATGGGACTCAACCAAGCAATGGCTATTACAAGAAACGGATATTTTATCACCAATTTCTGTCAGTTGCTCCACTGGTAAGCAACGAAAACTTACACCTAACTCCGCATTCCAACAAGAAATTATTGTCGGGTTGCCAAACAATATCACACCCAAACAGACCATTACCTTAAAGAATGAGGATGTGACCAATATTTATGGAGCTTCTTATATATGGCCGAAGCAAGAAGTCACTGGAGAATTTCTTGAAAAGTCTCAGGAACAGGTAGAGGAAAACCAAGGGAATAGAGCGCCCACACTGCCAGAATACCGAATGAGACAGCGTAAGTATGAACAAAGGACAGAAGACCCCGACATCGCAAATACACCGCCCGATTCAGTTGATATCAATGATTTGTCGGTATCTTTTTGGAAGTCTGGACAAAACTACGTCAAGGTTAAACGAGAGATTAAAACTATTGATGGTTTTGAGTTTCAAGTTAAGGAGCAAAAATACGCTTTTAACGGCCCCTTAGCTAAAGATATTTATGATGGATCAGGGGAACTGAAGAAAGTGGATGTCAGGACTTTTTGGGGGATGATTGAAGAAACCACTACACAACATTTCTACAGTGAGGGAAAGAGTGCCTATGAAGGATTGTATCTGGGATACGAAAAAACTGGATGGAAATATGTTGTTTTTAAGGTTGAACCAGATATTAATGTTTCGCTACCCGATAGAGCACCCGCCGATCAGTATCCTACACTAGCTAAATTTAATGATATTTCAAGTAACATAAGTCACAAAATAGAAGAAGCCTATACCCCTAAAAAAATACCCATTTTTGAAAAAGAAAAAATATCCCATGAGCCGATGGATAAATGGTATAAGGACGCGGCAATTCAAAGCGTTGACGAGGTTAAATGGTGTATGCCCAATGGGACAAGTCGCAGGTTGGCAGCAATTGATAAAACCTTCCAACAGCCCTATATTGTCACCGCTAGGGAGAAAATTGTCAGGGCTTTTGCTCAAATGGAAGACCCTGGGAATTTAGCTATTAGAGACAAAAACAGTACAGACCCCGGAGCTATGGCAGAATTTCCCCCTCTGACAACCGGGACGGAATCATCAGAATCCTACAAGGTAAAAATCAATCGGAGCGTCAACACCCCCGGCGTGAGGTTTGCTGATGACTCCGAAAAGGATACTTTTATTGCCTACACGAAATCAGCATCAACAGGGGGGAATGGGTCAGGTTTTGGTTCTCAAATCTCAGAAAATAAGGTAGAGGAAGTCGAAGGTAGACCGGAATCATCGAGGCGACTACCTCCAATCTGGGAGCGGGTAGGGGAGGAAGACCCTACCGAAACAGAGGAAAAGCAGAACCAATCCGATCCCAAGCGATACCGCTATAAAGTGTGGACACCCTTAGCACCGGACAAAACACCTTTTGACCAATTAGTGTCGGGGTCAATGAGTTTTCCTTATGCCAAAACATTATCAGAGGTTAGAACGGCAATTAAAACCAATCTGGATATAGAAAACGCTCGCAACAGTTACACGGAAAGCTTCACTACTTTTTTTAATCCTTCAATGCGTCCGGGCGATCAGCTGACCTATTTTGTTAATGGGGAAAAACGCAAGCGCAGGATTCTGTCTATATCTCCTAGCATCGTTTTTCAAGGCAACCTGAATAACAAACCTTTTGCCACAGGGACGATGCAGTTAAGTGTGGGATGTCCGATTGAGGTCGATTTCATATTAGAGCAAGAATTAATCCCCAATAGCGCCACAGACAAGGATAAATTAGGTACGGGCTATCCTTTAGAGGTTTGGCTAGATCCTACGGGCGGAGCGCAGGGAGCTTTTGAAGTGGAAAATATCCCCTCCCGACTAATGCCCCCTTCTACTTTCTTGTAAGAGGTTTCGACTCCCTCTTTTTTGTGACTGGATTTGGGTTGGGCTTAATTCCAATTACCAGCTAAAAACAATTCCTGTTCCTCAATCAGTCTTATATCCTGTCTATCCTCAAGTAACCAGTCGATAGTTGCAGCGTAGGCTTTGTAGAATTTATCGCGCTTTTCCTCTAAGGTTAGTTGTTCCTGTCCGAAAGCTAATCTAAACCAATCCTCAATCCCTACGTCTAACAGAGCATCTAGTAAAGCCTCAGCTTGTGGTTTACCTCTCTTTGCAGCTAATCTAATCAATTGCCGAAAATCTTTTAAGCTGATAGTTTCTGAGATTGTAGTCCCTCTAGCTGATCCAGTGACTTCTACAGGGGATGCGACCCCAGTAAATCCCCACTGTGTAAGGGTTTCAGCGTCTTTACCTTTGCCCGATGCGACCCCGTTTATAGTCCGAGTTACCCAATCTTTTCCATACCCCAATGCCAACGCGGTTGAAAGTTTCCCAACTCGAAACTCGCCATCGGGTAACAGGTATCCGTCAACTTCGACACCCTCACAAAATTTAACTGTAGAACGTTCGGCTCTGGTAATATTATCCATGTGACTATTTCCTAAATAATGGTTACTACCCCTGGGTGTTCACGCACCGCGAGGGGTTTTGTTATTATTAATTATATCATTTTTTATTAAGTTGTAGTACAGAGCATACAATTTAATAAAAACAATTTACATCCGTCTCTTAGTCTCAATCATAATATTATCAAAAGCTTTTAATATTTCCTGCTCTAAATTTTTACCAACATCACCTGGGGATGTAACTGTTATTTTTACCCCCCCCACTTCCATCTTGACGTTGTTCTCTACGTTCTGAGCAGTTTGCTGAAACCGAGTGTACTCCGTCTGTCCAATACTAAGACTTGGTGCGGAAGGTGTCCCCATCTGTAAGTCAGGAGAAACGGGGTCACTTAGTGCTTGTATTTTTTTGAATATCTCATCAAGGCGATCTGTTGGAACGTTTAACCCTTGAACTTCGGGCGGTTTTCCATAGTCAATATAAACAGAACCAGAGCGCCCTCTCATTGTCTCCTGATCTTTTCCATTAATTAATCTGTTTAATTCCGATTGATCGCCCCGTTGGATTTGATCTAGGACGCTAGTATAGTTCCAGTCCGTGACCTTCTTACCGTAAACATCACTCAAGGCTTCGTTGATAATCTGTTGCTTTAATTGTGCCTGTTGTCTTCCCTCTGGCAGTGTGTTGGCTAGTTCAGACTTAGCTTGCATCCGGTCTAGCTTTTGCCTTTGGTCTAAATTCCTAATTTCCTGCTCTTGGGAATAATCTAATAATTGAGACTGCAATGGTAAAAGCGATGCTTGCAAAGCTAATCCTTGTCCCGCTATTAACTTCGCCTCAAGATTCATTTGACCCGCAGCGATTTCTTCTGGTGTAGCTCCCGACGCTTCGAGTTTAGCTAAATCAGCTTGAGCCTGCGCTACCTCGGCTTTATTTTGGGCTTGTTGCCCTTTTAATTTAAGAGCATCAATCTGTCCCTGAACTTTAGCTTGCTGTTGATTAAGAAGCAAAACCTCTCGCTCGGCTTTCTGTTGCTGATCTAACGCCTTTAATTTAATAGTGGCAGTTGATTGAGCCAGTACCTGTCTTTGTTTCTCATTGACGATCAACTGAGAAGCCAAACCCAGTTCAGAGGTAACTATACCTAACCTGTCACTAAACGCCCGTTGTCTAGCTTCAAGTAACTGCTTTTGAAACCCAATAATTGTATTCTGTTTCTCTAAGGCAGAAGTCTGTTTATCGTATCCCTGTTGGATTTGTTGCTGACTTAAAACAAACGACTTGGTAACTTTATCAATCTGTTCTTGTATCAGTTTTTGCTTGGCTAATTTCTTTTCAATTTTGGCATTCTCTGATTCAATCTGTTGAGTTAATCTAACTCGTTTTTGTTCATTCTTATTTATTTCTCCCTGTTGGTTTACTTGTTGATTCGTTAAGTTTAGTTGTTGAGTAAGTGCTTCTGTACGTTGTTTATTGCCTTGAATCTGAAGTTTAATTGCCTCAATTTCTTCGGGTGATCTCTTTTGTTTAGTTGCCCTTTCTAGTTCAAATTTTAAGATTTGAGCCTGAGATTCTGCCTCAAGTTCTTGTAATTCAATTTGAGAAACTTGACGTTTTAAATCCAAATCCAGAAGTTTTTGACGGGTAGCCAAACTTTCTAATTCAGCTTTTTGAGTACGGACTAAATCAACTTCCCTTTCTTTAATTACTCTTAGTTCAACCTCAGCTTGTTTTAAAGGGTCGCGGGTTAACTTAGCTTGGTTCTGTAGCTGTGATTGCACATAACGCGATTCAGTATCAGCTAATTGATTCCTGCTACTGGTAATATTTTCTGTAAGTTGCGCTTGTTTTTGGAGTAAATCATACTCAGATTCTAAAGCCTGTTTTCTTAGATCCGCCCGTTGATTCTCATTCTCAAGTTGTTTTCTCTGGGTTTCAAAATCTAAATCTTTTAATCGGTTTTTTTCCTTGGCTTCAGCTTCTCTGATTTGGTTTCTAGTTTGTGCGTATTCATTCTCTAATTCAACATTTTTAACCCCATTGGCTTTGAATTGATTAAGTTGTCTCTTTAATTCATTGGCTCTTAGTTTAAATTCTTTAATCTGTAAATCCGCCACCTTTGCTTGTGCATCTTCCTCTGATAAACCCCGTTCAGCTACCTGTGCAGAAATCAAGGTTTTCTCGGTATTCAACGCTTGAAGTTTTTGTTCTAATTGTTTCTGGATTAGCTTTTCCCGTGCGTTAAATTCAGCTTGTGCAATCTCAAGGTTTATCTGTTTAAGTTGATTCTCAAGGTCGATAACTTTGATTCCATATTGTAGACGAAGTTCAAGTTCTGACTCTAGTTGTTTCTTCTGTAAACCTAATTTTTCCTGTTGCAGTCCAGAGGTTCTTTTGATAACATCTTCCTCGGACGCTCGACGGAGTTGCCCTGCGGTTACTGTGGCAGAGGATTCTAACTCTATTTGGGAGATCCTTTCTGCCGTCGCTTGAGAGTTAAATTGGGCGATTTGACTGATTAGATTTTTCTGGGTGTCAATATCAAAGATAGAACCCTTAATCTGTCTTCCGTCTTTAGTTAAGGTAATGAATGATTCGTCCAAAACACTCTTAACTTTGTTGGCGACGTCACGACTTTTTAATAAATTCCGGTCATAGTTTTGGAGGATTTGATCTAGTACCGCTTGCCCTTCAGTTCTTTGCTGTTGAACATCTTTTAAGAATACTTTACCCTCGTCAATATATTTTTCTTTAAACACTGAGAAGGCATCATCTAAAGCGTTATTACCCTCTAATGGGTTAACAGATGAAGCTACCACCGCCTGCTGTAATACTGGTAGAGTCTCATTATAATATTTGGTGATTTGTTCCCTAGCTTGTTTTAACGCCTCTGTGCGTTTTTGAAGGTTATCTATTTGAGCTTGAGCAGCATCAAATTGATCGTTTAATTGTTGTTTTAATCCTGTATCTGTAGTCTCATCAAGTAGTTTTTGCCGTTCTTTTTGTTGGGATTGATAGCCCGATATTAAGAGTTCGTTGGCTTTGATTAAGTCGTTAGTTTCCTTATTCTCTTTTTCCAGAACAATGCCTTGAACTTGTGATCCTTTCAATGCTAATTTTCTGGCTTCTTCTGTTTGAAATAAACCAGCGTTAAGCTCTTTAGTCTGCTTAATTGTCTGAATTGTATTGTCACCAACATCTTTTAAAGTCTCATTCCTTAGTTTGGATTGCATTTTGATTAGGCGATCGCCTTCTCTGTTGGCGTTTGCTTCTGCAACAGTTGTTATACCTTTCTGTGGGTTGTAAAGGGTAGTCATAACCGCAGCGTTGAGATTCCCTATAAAATTAGTAAACCGCCCCAAACCCTCTAGTGAGAAAATTTCCCCAATCCGATCCCCAATCCCTTTCTCAATTTCACCCGGTGCGCCTGCTCTAAAAGCCTCAATCTGATTTTGAAGTATTGATAATTCCTGAGCGGTGATTTTTCCATCTTCCCCGGCTTTCCGCATGGCTTTGGACATAGCTGTGAACTGTCCAGAGGTAAGATTGCCAGCTTCTTTTAATTCGTTTAATTTGTTTTTGAGGGGATCGAGTGCGTCCGCGTTTCCGGTGTTGGATTCCGATAGTGCAACTAAATTGGCTTTGAATGCCAACAAAGCCCCGTCCTTTCCAGATTCCTTCTCTAGTGCCTTGAGAGCTTTGGTCGTCTCATCAATGCCCTTACTGATAGCATTGGCTGTACCAAAACCAAATATATGAGCAATTTCTTTTCCTGCAAATACAAACGCCGCACCAATAGCCAACCCAATTGGAACAATAGGGCCAAGTGCCGTTAACGCTGCACCAGCTAACTCTGTTATTAATTCAAATCCTTCTTTAGCCCCTGCGTATACCGCCTTACCTGTTTTTTCCCCGACAAAACCAAGGGCTTGCCAGACTGTTAACCTCTCGTTTATTCCCGATAATCTTCTAGCCTCAGCAGCCCGTCTAGCGTCCCCTATACTCGCACCCCCGCGTCTTCTAGCCCGTTCCCTTAATTCGTCTCTAGTTGGCTTGCGTGGATCGTCAACTTCTGGATTGGATGCCATGAAGTCGCCAAAAGTTCCAACAGGTACCAGAGGCACCAGAGGCACCGGTCTTGGGATACCCGACACTTCTTGTTGATTTACCCGATCTGGTAATTGTTCAGGAAGACCAATTAATGATCGAAAACCTTTTTCTGCTTTAACTCCCGCAGATTCAACAGCCGCTCCTACACTTCCAAAAAATCCATCTAACGCCTTTTTAAATTCACTGGTCTGGCTGGAGACAGAGGTAACTAATTGGCGAGGAAGATCCTTGAGTGATTCAAAAGTTTGCTTACTTTTTTTAGTTAAAATCTCCAGGGAATAAAAGCCAGCGTTTGAAATGGACGCTTGAAAAGATTTTATCTTACTGGGTAAGCCTTGTAGACTTTCTGATACTTGTCCAAAACCAGTTTTTAAAGCGCCAAAAATAGATGTAAAAGTATTGACACTGATTATCTGTTTTAAGGTTTTAAATTGATTCGAGACTGCTGTTGTGGTTCGAGTTGATGCAGCCAAAAACTTGGCTTGAGCTTTTTCTATCAATGTAAAATCAGCAACATTGGCACTTCTTAAATTGCTGAAATAATCTTTTTGTTGTTCGGCAAATGACCTCCGCGATCTCACTATCTCGGATGATGATCCCAATCTTCTGTTAACTCCATCGGCGTTAGCACTTCTTAGATTTTCTAAATCTATAGGACTTGCTGTTTGCCGACCTCTGGCTAAATCAAAAATATTTTTCTGCTGAACAATTGTTTGCGACTGTTGGGCTTTTTTGAATCCAGGTATTTTATTGGCAATCAAATCTTTAAGGTTGCCAATGTAATTTTTTGTTTGTTTATTGAGATCGTTAAATAATTCTTTCTGTTTACCAAAAACAGCTGTTATCCCTTCAAATCCTTTGCTTAATTTATTCCCAATATTTAGATTTGAGAATATCCCGGCAAACTTAATTAATCCAGACTGAAGCCCAACAAAAGCTAGTTTAGCCTTATCCCCTAAAGCAGTAAATGACGCAGTGACTTTATTGATTGTAGACTGAAGAAATCCAAACCGACTAGACGCTTGAGATGCGGCTTCTCCTGATCCTAGTAGTGCGCGAGCTTGTTTCTGCTGTGATAAACTAAAGTCATCAACAGCAGCACTTTTGAGATTATTAAAATATTCTTCTTCCCTACCTTTAAAAGTTTTCTGAACTCTCGTTATCTCAGATGATGTTGGTAAAGACTTGATAGTTACATCGCCAGTGGCACTCTTAAGATTGTCGAGATATTTACTTTTTGCTATTTTGCTATTCTGTTGAATCTTTTCAATCTGACCAACTACTTCAGGCTGAACGCTTTGTGCTTTTCCTCTATCCTGAGCATTCTGCCAGAAGTTTTTAAACCCTTCTACAGCTTTATCTTTTAATGTGAGAATATATAGCTTTAATCTCTGTATTAATCCTAGTAGTATTTCCTTCTGAGAATTAAAGACACTGTTTAAATTCTCGAATCCTTTTGTTAAATTTATAGACTTAATAGTTTTACTGAGTTCTAAGATCCTTCCCCTGATACCAGTAACAGTTTTACCTATTCTGTCCCCAACTAAAGCAAATGTTGAACCAATCCCCAACGTAACAGACTGTAAAAGACCAGTCTTCTTGACACTATCCCCAACTAGACTTTGTGACTCGTAGAATTCTTTAGTTCGTGCCAATGCGCTTGTCTTATTGCCCAAGACGGCTAATTGTCCGCCTTTTGTTTCTCGTTCTTGGATTTTTTTCTTTCTGGCTTCCCTGCGTCTATCTAGTTCCGTTAATAGTTCCCATTGTCGCTCCTCTTTCTGAACCTCGATGTCAACTTCTGGTATTCGCTTAAAAGTATCTGGAGCGCTTGGTTTGTTCAGGGAATCTCGAAGTTTTTTCTCAAGTTCAGCCCGTTTTAGTTTTGGATCAATCCCTGGAGTCTCTATAGGACTATCTGGGACGCTTGGGATGTTTTTCTCAAGTTCAGCCCGTCGCCTTGCTGCATAAGCCTCTACCTGTTGATCCATTTCCAAAGGTTGAGAACCCTTCACTTTATCTACACCACTACCCAAAACGTCTTTCAACCCTGAGTAATACTTCTGGGTAGTTTCTGCTAATTTCTTAATAGCTTCTTTCTGTCCTGTAAATTTCTCGGTAATTTCTTCTATTTTCTTCCCAATCGTTGTACTTCTAATTGTTTCAGCGAAACCAAGAAATCCAGATTTAGCCCCTTTAATTGCTTCTGTTTTTCCTACTATTGCTAACTTATGGCTTTGATCTATCCCGATCATCTGTTTGATAACCGATCTATAGCCCTTTTTCTGTATAATTAATTCTTTAATAATTCCGATCTGTTTTCCGAGTTGACCGGACAATGCTAAACTAATAACTCTTAATAATGCCAGATTAGTAATAACCGGAACGATAGCACCAACCAACTGTTTAAACGCTATCCCTGCGGAATTAACTTGAATTTTAAATAATAAATAAGAAGCAATCGCTTTCTTTACGGGGTCGGGAATATTGGCAATAAATTTACTTAATTTTTCTAAATAAGCAAGTCCGGGTTCAAATACGGGGGCGAGGGATTCTCCTAACTGAATGATAGTTTCTTCAAATCGGTTGGCTATCTTTTGAAACCTAGAAATCCTGTCATCTGTAGCAGTTTTAGCAACTTCATCTAAACTCTGAGCATTGGCATTAGCTTTGATTGCTGCGGTGACATTCTTGTAATCCTGTCCTTTGTTGGAACTTAACCCTAAAGCAGTCCGATAAGCTAAAGTGTCGGGAAGAATTTGAGCTAATTTAGTTTGATCTCCCCCTGTTGCCTCAAAAACATCTTGAATTGATTTTGCTAACCCTTTCTCCTGAACTTCTCTAATATCAAATCGAATTCTTTTCCCTTCTGAATCTCGAAGTTTAGCCAGTTCTTTCGCTGCTTCGGGTGTCTTATCAATAATACTTCTAGCTAACGCCTGAATCCCCGTTAACGCCACGGGTGTAGATGTACCCTGAGCCGTTAAAACAGCAGTGGCAGCAGCTAAATCCTCAATACTAATTCCTGCGGTTTTGGCAACCTGAGATGCTTGTCCAAAGGTTTGGGATAATTCTTGAATTGTGGTAATCCCGTTTTCTACCGTACCGTTTAAGATTGCACTGACACGAGTAGCTTGAGATGCTTCTAATCCATAGGCTCGGAGGGTTTTTGTCAACAACTGAAGGGTAGCAGTAGGATCAACGGCTTGACCACCAGCACCCGCAATTCCGATTAATTTTAGACCGGGTTCTAGTACCTGTTGAGATGATTTCTCAGAGGTAAACCCCCCAGATAGAACTTCATATTGTCCTAATAATGCTTCTGTTGTTGTAATTGAATTATCTAATTTATCTCTTAGTAACGATTGAATTTGTTTTCTGTTTTTATTTAAGTCTGTAGCCGTTGCTCGTTTAGCCGTACCCGCTTCTGTAAACTCAGTGGAGGATCTAAGGATAGTCCCAACCCTTGCGGACGCACTCTCAACAGCGTTTAATTTGGCAACAGCTACCTGAGCAAAACTTTCTACTGCTACCTGACTCCCTGATATGGCATCCCTCAACGTCATAAACCCCTGAATGGAGTCAGTGCTTACCCCTGAACGTTGCATCTGTTCTAATGTCTCAGGAATGCGTTTTAAAGATACATAGGCATCACTCGCACCCTTAGCTAAAAGTGTAAATTGTTGAGCATAAAAAGCAATATTAGAAGCCTTGCCGATAATAGTAGAAAGCTCAGTATTTAAACTGATAACTTTCCGCATATTTCTGGCAAAATCATCGGCATTCTTAGCCCCAATAACAAGGGCAGAGGTGGAGGATCTTAACCCTTTTTCAAGCAACGGCAAAGCCAACCCAGTTCCGGTTAAGCCGACCTGCATATAGGTTAACTGTGTTGAGATATTCCCAACACCTTTAGCAAAACCATCATCAATTAAGCCTAACTTTAAACTAGCGGTTGCGTCTGCCATTGCTTTATTCTCCTGATACCCAATTAACTAAATAATTGGCAATCTTTTCTAATAAGATCGGATGCCAAAATATAAACGGTCTATCACGTTGCAATCGAGATGCTTTGGTTAATGCCGTCCCGAAAACAATCTCGGATTCTGTGGCATTAAATACCTCGTAGGGATGACCCTCGACTGTTAATGATTGCTGAAGTTCCCCTGTATCTCTAAGAATTTGACCGCCATAACGTCTAGGGTTTTGGACTAGATAAGATTCCGAAAGTGATCGCCATTGAACACCACCCAATACCTCACCTCCAGTTTCAACAGAGGGGGCATTAGCAAAACGGGTGTCCACATCTTCTTGCATCATCAAACGAATAGCAGGGGCGGCGGCTCGAATATCCTCAGCTTTTAATTTAAACCCTGCAATTCGTTTAATTTCTTTGTTGATTTCTGATGAATCAATGCTAAGTTTAATCCCCATTTTCCCCCATGTTGGCATCTGGAAAAAATGAAGCCATAGACAGAATCCGTGGTATCTGTTCCCCTGCAATCGAGATCCTCAATTCCCGTTTTAGGAGATCAGCTTTTTGATCTTTCAAGGTTTCCTCGGCTTGACGTTTTGCTCTGTCTTCATCGCTCATTCTATGCTCAACAGTTTGGAATAACAAACACTCAAGAAACTCCGCAGGGTATTCATTAGAAAGTGCGATCGCTCCTTGAGGTTCGTAGGCTTCAATCAATTGAGCAAGAAGGTCTACTTCGTAGTTTCCACTGCCTCTAATTCTGCGAGTTCCTGTTCCCGTATCTTCTGCCGTTCCCTCTCCTTGTCCACTAGGATTTGCAAAAAATTGAGATTGTGCAGATCCGCTATTACCCCAGGCTCGATTAAAGTGGCTTCGCCTTTAGCGTCAACATCTCGATTCCCTGCCTCATCATAGGATGTGGTAACAAATAGTCGGGTAATTTGGGGCCAGTCATCAGCATCGACTAAAGCCTGAAAATCAATCGGACGGGTTTGACCGACAACAGGAATTAATGTTGACAATTGTTGGCATAGGGGGATAAAGGTTTCATCGCAAAACAAGTCACCGATAGATCCCCCAATCTCGACATACAACTCAAGGATTAACTTCTGAATTTCTGCAATCTTTCCCCATTTAACAAAGGGTGCAGCTGTGATTAATTCAGAGGTGATAAATTCCCCTGTTATCGGGTCATAATAACTAACTGTTGCAGTCCGTCTCGGTTGTCTTTTTTTAATCTCAGTCATATTTTTAAGCTGCACAATATACGGTTTCTGCGGTGTCGATTAGTTTGAACGGGTCACACCAATCAAGGGGTTGGATGATTTGCATAGGGATTTGTAGCTGTTCAGAACTAGGATCAAATTGACCTTGAGACGGATCAATAATTACCTCTGGAATATAGATAATCATTACCCGCTTATCAGTCCCTACGACTAACCCAGAAAACTCATGGGCATTCAAAGGATCACCCATAGAATTGCCAGCGATTGACCGACTAATTGAAAGGGTAACAAATGCTCCGTCCTCAACCAAGTTATCGGAAAATTTCAAAGCCCGATTAGCACCAACAGCAAAAGTATTAGCAGTTGTTCCCGAAAAACTAGCGAAGGGCTGCTGGGTTAAAGGAACCGATTTTTTAGCCCCGGTAATGTCGGTTTTCGAGCCGTAGGTCTCGGCATCGGCAACGATACCAAATCCCACCTGTCCAGTTGTTGCAGCCGCGTAAGTGGCTGTCTTAGCCTGAACTTGGAAGGGTTGAGTAACGTCGTAAGTGCCGGATTCAAGTTGTTTTCCCATAGCAAAGGCAAGCATTTCAAAATTGAAACCTGAGTAGGTCAAAGTTGCTACGGGATCAGAACTTTGAATTAGAATATCGTCGGTAATGTTTTCCCCTAAGTTGTTGCGTCGGGTTGTTTTCCGAGTTTGGCGGTTAGGGTTAATGGCAATGTTGGATGGGGTTTTCCAGTTGTAAACGAGTCCGGTTTTTAAATCCCTTAGCGTTGCGTTGGTATTGGCAATAAACTGAAACGTTACCGCGTCACGTTGTGATTGAGCCATTGTTTTAAGCCTCTAAATAATCAATTCCAGTAAAACTAAAACGCAAGAAAGCATAGACGGGTTGAGACAGTTCATTAACCATGATCCTGTACTCGGATCTAAAACTTCCTTGTGTTATAATTGGGGGACAGTTCTTAGACTCTTTCCACTGAGTCAAAGCCTCGTTAAGTTGCCAACTAACCCACCTCAAGATTCCTGGCAGAACCTCTTGATCTGGGAAGGAAAGGCAATAGGAAATAACAAAGCTGGTTTGTGATTTGGGATGACCATACTCAAAGTTATCTGACAACCGATAAACTTTGAGTAGCGGAAATCTTGATAGGTCAGGGTTGACAGCATCATAACAAACCGTATCCCGACACGCGATCAGATTGGGGTCAATCTTTTTCAGTTCAGAATTTAACCACTCTTGTAAATATTTAGCTAATCCATTGCATACAGGATCAAGCATATTTATTCCCCCTTCTTTTCAGTCTAGGGGTTTGTTTTGTTTTCCTGCGTTTTAATGGTTTGGAGGCATCACAACAGCATCCGTGTTTAGCAAAGTTAGCTAGTCTCAGGTTAGCGGATGCTGTAAATAATTCTAAGTTGCCCGCCTTTTTAGCCTTCTCAAGTTGCTTTCGTTTTTCGTCTTGAATGGCTTTTTCTTCTCGGTCAATTGCTGATAATCCCTCACTTCGTTTAGGACTTGCTCCTTTTCCGAAGCGGTAAGTTTTTTGTAATTCATCTAATACCTGTTCGTAAGTTTCCTTAATAATTTTATCCTGCCCTCTTTGATTAAGCGACAATCTCTCGGCAGCCGTATTGAGATAGTCAGAGACTTTACCCGTTAGCATCTTCTCTTGATCAAATGCTCCTAAAGCTCTTTCTGCCATTTCTGCTATCTCATTGGATTCGTCAATATTAATCTTATTGCCAGCCCTCTCTAAATCCTGAGCAGCTTTTGATTTGCCAACGGTAGAGAATAGTCGTTTATCCCTGGATAATTGCCGTTTAATAGCTGATTGAATTTGAGCTTTTTCAACAGCTAGGGATCGGGTTTCGGGTGTGAATCCTAATAAGTCTAATAAACCCCCTTGAGACTCGGTTTTTGTTGGGGTATTTTTAATCATATCCCCTAGTTCTTCTATGGTGTCATTGTTGATTTTCTTCCCTCGTTTTTCTTCCTTCTCAACTAAGTCTAAAAGGTCTTGCTGTTGACGGTGATCCTTGATTTTAGCCCCAATAGTAACAGCCCTTTGTTCAGGGAGTTGACCCTGTACAACACGGTTAAATAATGAATCACTTAGACTTGCTAATGCCAGCCCATCCTCAGCTATTTTCTCCCGCATCGGTACGCCTTTCTTCTCTAATTCCTGTTTAGTTACACCGGAATCTCTAAAGAATTTAGCCGCGTCTTGGGCGTTACCTCGACCTTCAGCAATGTTAGTTAACGCACCAATAGCACGGGCTTCCTGGGGTGTTTTAGCGTCAATTAGCTTAACCGTTACAGAGGGAGCATTTAGCTTTTTAGCCAATGCCAAGCGGTTATGACCATTGACAACATTAACCTCTCCATTTCGAGGATCTCTCCAAACTTGTAAAATCCCTCCTAAGTTGGCATCCCATTTCTTGACCCCTGATAAACTGCCAACTTCACCGGATTTGGTTTGTTCACCGATGATTTTATATTGGAATCGTTTGGGGTCTACTTTAATTTTATTCGGGTCAGCTTCAGCAATACCAGACGGGAGAATGGCTTTAGCTCCCATCTGTTTAGCTGCGCTGTTTAATTCCTTAGCACGGCGTTTATTCTCTATTTTTCCCTGTAATCTATTAACATCCTGAACTAATTGCTGTTCAGTTTCGGTTAATTCTTGACCTGTTTTTGATTTATTAAAAGCCTCTTTTCTGGCTTGAGTATAATCTTTAAACTTTAAAGGTTTATCAAGTTTGGCTCCGGTTTTGGGATGGGTGTAACAGTTCTTAGAACTAGGAATAAATACACCTTTATTGCCGCAAGGATAGGATGCAAAGTTGGCAGTCTGTTTGGTTTTACGCCGTCTCAAGTTGTTACCTCCAAATTGAGCGAGTGAAGGATAAAATCTCTCCATCCAATTTGGAATATATTTAACAAGATTGGGAAACAGAGTTGGGAAATCAATCATTCTATCCTCACACGCACTAAACTAAAGTTTTAACCCGATCATTTTCAATCTTTAAAATCCCCTGTAATTCATTAAAGGGAATTATCCCGCCCGAAGTTTCAAACTGAATCCCCCAATAAAGGGTATCGACTATTAACGATTCAGTATCTAACGGCCCTATATCGAATCGTGCTACAAGTCTCTGGCTGTTACTGGTTTCGGTATCAATAACAATTTGAGTCGGGGTTGTTTTGATAATCTTAGATCGGGAATCATCTAAGTCAGGTAAAGTAATTAACTCTTTGGCTACAAATTTGATTTTCCCGCCCGTTAACCCCGTCCCCGCTATTGTTACAGTAACAGAAATTGTTCTCTGTCTTTCTAATATAAATCCATTTAACGGCGCTCTATCTACAAAAGCATTAATCATAATTAATTTTCTGTTTTTAACTCCAGTTAATTTTATCGGCTGGGCAGGGATTTTTCTGGGTAACAATTGTGGTTTGTCGGGTGTACGTTCCGGGAGCCAAAACCTTTAACTTAACGCCGGGTAATTTCAGGGTTTGGGTTGGCATCATCGGATTAGCCATCGGCGGAGGCAAGCCCGGAATATTAAAATCTAGCTGATAACCCGCCACATACTGTCTAAGGGTATACAAAGCATTCCGGTAAAGAATAGCCCCGAAACCCATGTCTCCCCCCATTTGCGGGTTTTGCATTTGCTGAAAATGCACAACCGCAAGGGAAGCAACCGTCAAATCCTCAACAATAGAACTAACAATCTGTAAGGCATCACGGGCGTTTGAAGGTATAGGCAACTCGTAAACAAAGCTCAGGATTGAATTGACCTGAGCTTCAATTTGAGTGCCTTTTTGATCCAACAATTCCAGGTCAACTTCCTTAGCCCCGAAGCTAGATCCAAAAGGAACCCCCGACGCATTTGTACCGAGTTCAAGCCTCCCTCTTAATATTCGAGCTATCCGGTCAGGAGTTGTGTAAATCATTGGATCACAATAGATTCTTTCAATTCATCCCAAGACTTACCTCTAAGGGGGATTCTGGTATCCAAATCCTCAACAGAGGTAAAAGGTTGTTGATCCCGTGCTTTGTCAAGTTTGGTAGCGATCGCAGCACCAACACCCGGCAATTTAGAAAGCTCGTCAATTGTGGCTTTATTAACATCTGTTTTGGGTAAGACAGCACCAATAACAACGGTTTCAGTGGGGTAGGTTTTCGGAATTGTATTCGGAGCCTCCACAGAGAAGGAGATGCTATTCTCAACTTTGACATCTGAATTATTGATGGTTGGAGTTAGCACGGGTTCTTTCACTTCATCCTGTTGGATGATGTCAAGCCGTGCTAACACTTCCTCTGGCAATTCTCCAGGGTTGTAGATTCGAGGGTGATAGATATTCCCACGATTAACCGCCATTTTGAGAAGTTTTACCGGTCTAGTGATGTCGATCATGCGACTGTCCGACCTCCTAATAAGTCAGGTTGGGGGAAGAAGGGAACCATCTTTCCTACACAATAAGAGCGGTCACGGGCTGGGGATGTTTGTAATTGTTCGGTTTTGACAAACAGACCGGATCTCCCTTCATTTTCAATTGTGGGGCCGAACAATCGCTTACCCATGCCAGAGGTTAGGAAACAGTAAGAGTTATCGTTCAGATAACGCCCTTTCACTGTTTGACCGGGTGATGTTTCGATCTCGTATTGGGCATCGTAAATCTCTAATTGAGTTTTGGACATTGCCAACTGAGGTACGAGTTTCATCAAAATCTCAGGAGAAACGGCACTAGCCACCCCCGCAGCAGGGACATTAGACAGCATCCCAGTAGAGAGTGCCCTGTTGCGGGTCGATTCTTGGCGACTTAAATGGATCGCCAAACGATTGCTCATCACAATCTTGTCAGGGTAATATCCCTTCTTATCGTAGAAATTGAGCAAATGATCCTCAATATCTTGCAATCCCGTGGCTGTAGCGTACTGATCCCATCGGGCGGTTCCAGTTAAAGCGGTAGGGTACTGATCGGCTGTAGTGGCATAAGCTAATCTGGCAGTTACACCGGAGCGGGGGTCGGTATAGGAGACTTGACCAGACTGTAATACTTGCCAAGTCAGAACGTTTGCAAGTTTGACAACTCTAGGCTGTAGACTGGCAACGGAACCAAACAGCATATCCACAAAAGTTTGCGACATATTGCCGGGCATCATCCGTTTAAATTTCAACATTTGCTCTTGTTTCTTTTCGTCCCAGTTATGGGCGATCGCCAGTTTAAAGAAATCCCCATCAAACTTAATCAAGCTCCCCGCACCCGTTGAGACAACCTCACCATCAGTGGAAATCACAGAAGCGATTGCTAGGTTTTGCTTCACAAGATAAGCCAAAACATCAGGGTCGTCGGAAAACTCAAGGGTGACAAAATCATCCATCAGTTTGTATTGACTAAGAACACCGGGGTCGGGCTTTTTGCCCATCCGTTGCAGGAGGGATTCTTTATCAGGGTCAACCAGGAATTGAAAAGTATCTTCATACAAAAGTTGAACTTGTGCAGCCGATACAGTATTTAAGAAATCTGCAATGTACATTAATCAAGTCCCTCCGTTAAGGAATAAAGGTTAGTTTTGGCAGTTGGGTTTGAATGTCACCGTCAATGTATGGCAGCGCATTACGGAAGACGACACCACCTGAGTACGGAGCGATAAACTGATCACCGTCATAGAGGGAGACAGTGGCATTTAAAACCCCTACAACAACATCCCCAATCGTACCGATCTTGGCTCCAATTGCCAGAGACGCATTACCACCTTGGGGGGTAATGGTTAGGGTTCCGATTGCCGTAGAAACATCAGCAACCGCAGTTCCCAAAGTGCCAGCAACACCCTGAGCTACCGTTACAGCCGTTGTGAAAATGATACCTTCTTGATCGGTAGTGAGAGTTAGAACACCGCCCGGAGTAGTCGCGCGGATTTCTTCTAAGGGAGAAGACCCAGATTGTGCTTTGGTGATAGCAGCCTTTAGACCATCAGCAACATTCTGGCTTGATGCAGCCGTAGCTGTGTAAGAAATGGGAACGCCGTTAATAGAAACAGTAAAAATATTGCCAACAGCAACCGAGGCAAATGTGACGGTCGTAACCTGTCTTTGATTCAAGGAATCAATACCCGTCACCGTCCCAAATATCGGAGCTGTAGCTGCACGAATAGCGGCTTCTTCTGTGTACCGTGTAGCCCCTGGTGCAGCGATATAACGCAGTACATCCCCGATTTTAAAGACTTGAGGGCATTCTACAATCACAACCGTTTCACCAGAAACATAGGGAGCAAGAATTTTGGATCTACCCAATGGGCGATGACCGCCCGTAGATTTCTTGGCGAGAAAAACACCAGCAGGAACCGATTTAGATCCTGCAACAGATGGGATATCCGACTCCTCTAAGCAGCAAGAAAACGCGGCTTCGGTATTAGTATTTACCGCGATAATTGGAGGGTCTGAATAAAAACGGGTTACTTTCATTTTTTCTCCTTAAACATATCCATTACGGGTGCGGAATGACTGAATAGATTGCACATCTTCATGGGAGAAGTTGGTATCAATCGGGTCATTAGCCATTTGTCCAAATATTGCCATTGATGGGCGATTAGAAGCCCAATATAAGCAATATTGAATTCGGTCTAATTGTTGACCAATGGGAACATCTAACTGAGCGCAAGCCTGGGAAAAACTGGCAACTCTGTCTTGACCTGTCTCGAAGTCACCAATCAAAAACCGACGATCTGCCGTTGTGATTTGTCCACTGGAAACGAGTTGATCACATTGGCGTTCTAAGGCTCTCAGGGTTTCACCAATGGCTTGCTGTTCCTTGAGTGCCTCAAATTCGGCACGGAGTCCGATGTCAGCGCTCATGGTGGCAACGGGTTCAGCATAGATGCCTTCACTCAGGGAGTAGGAGTCATCGGGAGATCCCCCTAACTCAGTAAAAGCATTCGCAGCTAGATTAATGAAATCGTTGTAATCTTGACCGCCTAACTGAAAAGCGTCTGCTAATTCGGCGGCGGTTTCGGGTTCGATTGCCAGCGTCCCATCAAACAGGCTAGAAATATCTCGCCCGTCTAATCCGGTGATTTCAGAGACAACAGCAACACCATCATTAACATTATCAAATCTTTGTTCAATCAAACCAGCTAAAGCCTGACCAAACCCTTGAGAAAATGAAGCCATAACCCCCATATTTTGGGAGTATTCTTCCATTTCTTCCTCATCTTCCATTCGAGATTCTTCTACATCAATACCAAAAATTTGATAAAGAGTAGAGGCAAAATCTTCAATTCCTTCAGCAATTACATCATCCATTTCTTCTTCGCCCAAAACTTCCCCATCCTCTTGATCAAGGGCGGTTTGAGCTAATTCAAGAAATGCCGAAAAGGTTTCTGTTGAGTCGTGAACTTCCTCGAAAGTTGTTGACTCTAAGATTGCCTGAATTTGACTGAGTGAATCCATCTATTTTCTCCTAACATTTTCAACTACTGTTTTACCATTTTTAGTTCTCCTTCGACGGGAAAACACCTTTCCTCCGTAATACCCCGCAGCGACGGCGGGGCTTGTAGCCATAAGTACGCCTTGAGCCAAAGGATTCTTTTTCATAAAATCTCTTTGTTTATGCCTAAACTCTTTATTGCGAGCATTTAGAGCATACCAAGTCCCATAACCCGCACCACCAACAGCCGCGGCGAGGGTTAAGGCATTAAAAGAAGCCTGTTGTTTATGTCTAATCACCCTCCGAATAACGATCATCTTCTAACGACCTCTGTAACGACTTTGCCGTTTTTGGTTCGCCTAGTTCGGGTATAAGCTACTTTCCCTGATCGGCGTTTCATCTTATTAGCTGTTGGCTGCATTATGGAAGCAAGAATATTGGGATCTCGGATATTTTTACCTTGGGATTTAGCTCTATCTAAATCTTTTTGTAGTGATTTCCGAGCATATTCCGCTTCTCTATTTACCTCACTAATTCGATTAAAAGGGTTAGGGAAACCAAATGAAGCTTGTTGTTTTGATCTGACAACCCTCCGAACAATAATCATTAGCGTCTCACTTGTTCAACAATCATTTTTCCAGTTTTACTACGACGACGACGGAGGAAGTAAGCGCCAGCACCACCTACAGCCAACAAAGCACCTGCTCTTCCTGGGTTGGCTTTGATTAAGTCTGCTGCGCTATTCATCAATTCCCCACCTTTTCGCGCACCGAAACGAAGTCCACGCTCTGCGTAACCACCTAAGCCCCTGGCTCCTGATTTAGCCATACCATAACCACCAATAGCACCGCTTCTAGCTGTCCCATAAAAATCGTTTTTACCAACCCCAAGAACAGCATTTTTAGCCCGTCTCATGTCTCTTATTGCTTGATGCACTTTCTTGGGCGCGGCGGGAGCCACTCTTTGCTGAGGCTGTGCTGCTCCACCCATCCCATAAGGCATTGCAAACAAAGCCATTCCCGTTCCTTCATACCGATTATATTTGTCAACTTCCGCCATTGAAAACATAGCTACAGGCGGTTCGTATTGGTAAAAATTCATTTTTGTCTCCTTAAATACTTAGTGTGAAAATAACAAAATTATCGGTTCTTTTTCCGTCGTCTTAACCCCGTATCACTAAAATTAGAAGTAGTGTTACTCAGGGAATAAGTGGCTTGCTGTTTAACTAATTCGTTGGCATAAGGGCTTGAATCATACGGAAGTTCAGGCTCTTGATTCGTTGATTGACTCAGATTATCAAGCCCAAAATATTGCTTAATTTCTGCCGTAAATTCGTCAATCGCAGTCGATAACAATTGCCCAGGACTAACAGCGATCAATTGTTCTGGAGATGCTTTTTGAATCCGTTGGATGGTTTGTAATAGGATTTCAAACTCCTCCAGTAGATCCTCTTTCTGTCGCTTAAACGTTCCCTGTTCCTCTTTGACCGAAGCAAAACTCAAGTCTTGAACAGTAGAAGACGCAGCGAAAAGCGCGGGGCCGTGGATGGCTGGGAAGGCAACGGCGGATACTTCTGCTAATCTTTCAAGTTTTAAATCAACACCCGGACTTAAAAGATTAATTAGTTTCGACTGAACTTCGTTAACCTTATTAAGAATTTTAGCCTTGGAAAATGCACCAAGTTTTCCGATTAAGTGTTGCATTTTTGGGTTGGGCAAATCCTCTTGGCGGATAACCCGACACTCGAAAGGACTAACAAAAATCCCAAGTTTCTTGAGTTCACCGTCCGCCCCGATCAATTGCTTGCTATGATCGGACATGAGTGGAATTTCATAACCTTGAGACATTGCCGCGTTTGTCCTTTGTGCAATTCTCAAGATTCTCTCAGAGGGAAATTCATGCACAACCCCTTGGTTGTCTTTATGGGTTCCCTCAATCAAAACCAGAGCGTTTTTAATCAGCTCTCCGGTGGCATTATCCTCAGAAAACTGACACAATCCACCTATAGCGTCAAAGCAAGAAACACCCATAGGGAAGGGGTAAATAATGGGTCAATTACAATACTATTCTGTTAACTCAAATTCTAGTAAAAAGTATCCCAATTCAGGATATTTAGACAGCATCGGATTAAGGTTAAAGAAACTAAGGGAAGATAGGAATATGACTCAGCTTGAACTGGGGGAGTTACTTAACTACAGGCAACATTCTATAAGCAGAAAAGAATCCGGTGTATCACAAATATCAAGTATTGAGGTGGTCAATATTTCCAGGGTTTTAAGTTTAACCACGTCTGAATTAATTTATTTATTATTGGGGGTCGATAATGGTTGAAAAATTAAGTTACCTTCCGGGTCAAATATCACCCAGTCTTGATAATTTAATCTGGGATTTTGTCTCTAGTTTGGACACTAGGGGAAAATACCCAATTAAAGATTTAGCTGCAATGCTCAAAGCTGATCCAATATCGGGCGCGGCTTTGACTGTTAAGGCATCAAGAGCAATCGCGTTAACCGGAATGTTTAAGCATGGCAATAATGAGGTTGCTAGTTTTCCCTCTGGCAAATTTACTCCAGTTGAATTTATTAATTCCTGTTGGGAGTTGATGGATGGATCGCTGTCTGATGTGATCCTTCAGATGTCTAAACAAGCTTATGGCTTGGGTCGGAGCGTTGCTGAGATTGTGTTTAGTACGGAGATGGAGGGACACAAGGGAGAATTAAGGATTAAACGATTCAATATTTTAGAGCCTAGTCGGATTAAGTTTGCAGGGAAATCCGGTCAGATAGATCGGATAATTTATTCGTCAAGCAAGGGGGAGGTCGGGATTCCTTATTCTAAATGTTTGCACATCTCAAATACCCCAATTGACAGCAACGATCCAAACGGCGACCCACAATCCGCGGCAGCCTATCCTTTTTGGGAATTTCATAAGTTGTTGATGCGGGAATGGTCTGTAGCTTGTCAACGGCAAGCGACAGGATTGACCATCGTACAGGTTCCGTCAACTGAACCGATCCCTATGATGGACGCGAACGGCAAGCCCATTCTTGATGAATATGGACAAACCAAAAACACATCGGCATTAGCTCAGGCTTTAGATCAATTAAAAGATTTAGCCAACGGGTCGATTGTTGGAACTGACAAAAACAACACCATCACCACGATTCCACAAACCGGAGGAGAAGGGTTTTTTAATTTAACTTCTGAGAAATTAGATAAATATAGGTGGTTGGCTTATGGAATCCCCTATACAATCTTTAATGAAGGCACTGCTACACTCGGACAGGCTGGCTTGAACTCAGGGCATAGATTGATTTTAGATGGCTTAATTGAGGAAATAGCTAGGCAGTTTAGGGATAGATTAATTAATAATGTTTGTCGCCCTTTATTGATGTGGAATTTTGGAATACAAGATAATTATGGAACATTTGAATCAGAACAATTCTTAGATCCCGCACAGTCGGGAATGCGAGTTTCTAATATTATGACCTGTATTCAAACTGGATTATTTAATCCCACTGATTTAGAGGCGTTAAATCAACTCAGGAAAGATTTAGGATTAAGTCAAAGAAGACAGGAGGATTTCAACCAAGAATTAATCGAAAAAATTATGGCAGCAGAACAGCAAAAACAAGCGCAAGCACAAGCTGAATCGGCAACAGCGGAAAAAACAGAGGAGAAAACAGAGGAGGATAACCCGTATTTATAACTTTCCGGTGTAACCAATTTTAATCTCAATCTCAATTTTTCTGCTATCTGTAGAATGGGGTGTTTGGGACACATTAATTTCCGATCTTGAATTGACAACCTGACTAGGGGAACCAGAAAAAGCACCCCAATCACACCCATTGATAGGCTCGGATAATCTAACTAAGCTAACGTTATTTGATCCTACTTGAATAGGATTAAAAGCAAAAGCTCTAATCACTGAAGGAAACCCCGGAATAGACATATTTAATTGAACAGCTACGGATTGACCTTGAGGCTTTGATTGTCTGGCTGATCCTTTTTGAATAGGGGATTGAGATTTAATAATATTTGCTAGAGTTTGACTTAAACCACTTTCTGTGACAATTTTCATGAGTACGATTTTTCCTGGGAATTTGAATCAATGTCTTCCCGCTACTGTATCAATTGAAACGGGGGGAAGTTTGACTACGAATGGCACAATCTATTTAGGGATTCAAGCCCTCAACGAATCGGGGGTTAATTTTTGTTCAACACTCGTACCGGCAAGCTATACGGTCGGGAGTCGAATTAGAGTCCAGTTTAATTCTGCCAACAGAACCGGAGGGACTCTATTCCCTTATTATCTCTTAATTGCTTCACCTGATAGCGACAAAGCCAATGGTCACGTTATAGGAATCTGGAAAAATTGGGAAGACAACGGAAAAACTTTAGCGACATTCTCCGACATTCTTTTGAGCCAAGATACTGATTTAGCCATCACCCCGCTATCGGTAGCAAACCCTCTGGCACTACCAACAAATGCCATTCAGGGACAGGTAAGAACTGTTACCAGTTTGGGTGCTTATTACCTGAGATTAGACACCCCGCAAGCTGTTGATGGGGTTAAGGTTATTGCTGATAATTCAGGGAATAAATGGATTTTGAATCTTGGATCTACTAATTATGGGGCATTCCCAATCGGAGGGACTACTGGAGTTTTTGGCTGTCATCAACCAGCAGCGAATATTGATGCTGAAATCTTAGCAAATAATCCATTTTTTCCACGTCCCACATACACTCCCGATGGTAGCGGATCATTGTTTGACCCCGATCAATCACCGATTAGGTTAGCTTTCCTAAATCTGTATGACTCGGAAATGGGAGTGGGTAGAAGACTCCGTTTAAACTGTTTTTTAAATGGGTCAGAACCTGTTTCTAATTTGTTGAGTGGGAGGATTTTTGCTAAGGTTCTAGGCTTTGTGAATATTGATTCTGGGGAGCTTGTCACCGAAAATGACACGGGCGATGGGAACGATATGGATGGTGTTGGGGAATGGGTTCCTGTTGATACGAAGTTAGGCTTTTTTATTCTGCAAAGACCTTTGCCTTATAACTGGGTTGTCGCTGTTGAGATAGCAGTTGGATTCAAGTCTTCGGAACTTCAGATAGCACCCGGATCGATTTTGAGCTTTACTCTTAGCTGTGGGATTCAGTCAGGTGTGTTGGTTGAAGGAGGTCTGATTTATAGGCAGCCACAAGGGGGATTAATCTATAAAGATCAAAATTATACGGGTCGGGTTTTGCCAGATGCTGTAGGGGTGAGAGTTGGCAGGATGGCAGGGGGGATGATCCACGGATCACAGTCTCGAATCTATGAATTTCTGGACACACCTGAACAGTTTTTATCTGGATTTTTAACCAATACTGAAGGGCAAAAAATAACCCTTAGTCGTGATGGTGTAGCCACTTTTCGAGGGATTGAGGCTACCCAATCATCGGAAGCGTTATTGGCAATTGTTTCTACAAAAACTGGGGAATCCAAGGTTTTTTGGGGTGCTAATGAATTAGTCCTAAATAGCCAAGGAATTTCAGCCATAATAACCTATCCATCAGGAGGTTTCAATGTTTCCTTGATTCGTTTCTATCTTTTAATTAATGGCGTTTTATATAGGCAGGATTCTCCTTCTGGAATCACAACAGGATTAACCTCTCAAACTTTTAATATTTCTGCCATTACTGGATTTAGTTTGACAAGTTTAGAACCGACTAATTATATTAATGGCTTATTTACCTCCCCTGGTATGGCAATAAGTTTATCCTCTGGATCTTTGTCTGGAAATATTAAGTTAGGGGTTTCTTATGTTTACAATGGAAGTATTGTATCATCAATCTCTCAAGATGTTTCACTAGGATGTTTACCTATCCTAGATTTTGATGCTATGATTAGAATAACAGCAAGGAAGATGACGTTAATTTTTGGATAATATGAGAAATCTAAATTATGTATCGCAAGAGTTAATAAAAATATTAAAATTAACTCAGCCTCAAATTAAAAACGGATACAATCAAGTCACGCTATCAACTCAAAAGCAGACGATTGTAATTCCCAAACAATCTGGCTCCAAAAGATCATCATCTAGTTCAAGGAGTATTTGAAACATGACACTATCAACCGAAGCTCGAACGAATCTAAACAGCATTTTAACTGCCTTGGATGAGCAAATGCAGTTAAGCGAAAATGCAGCTTATCAAGCTGCATTAAAATACAACGCTGTATTGAGTTGCTTTGATGATATCTCTACGCTCACCAAAGAGGCAACATTAACGGCGATTAACGCCAAGATTCCCAGTCTTTCTAATAACAGGATTCCGGTTGAGTTTCCCGCGACCAACCTAACAGCAGATTGGAGGATTTTAACAGCAGGGACAACAACTATTCCCGCAGGGAGTTGTTATGTCTACATAACGATTTTAACCGGAACTGTAACGATTAATGGACTGACAAAAACAGCAACAAATGGGATTAATGACATTGTGAATTTGGAGTCATGCTTGCCCGCGCGACATCCCGCCATCACAATCATTGTTCCAGAAGGGGCATCCGTTGAACTAATAAGGGGGTTTTAGATGGGCGTTGGACAATTAATTAGGAATGTGATTACAGCTGAAACCGATCCAACGGTGGCAAATTTCACAAAATCATTAACTTCTAGCAACACAATCTTAACGGCCGTTAACGCCGCGTCTGGCACAATTTCAGCATCGGTTTTGCCATCTTATGTCGATGATGTCTTGAATTTTGCTAACCTTGCAGCGCTTCCGGTTGCGGGTGAGACTGGCAAAATTTATGTCACCGAAGATAACAACAAAACCTACCGATGGTCGGGTTCTGTTTATGTTGAAATATCAAGCTCGGCAACGGCGGGGGAGGCGTTAAAACTAACAAACGCCCGGACAATTTCAACGACGGGGGATGCTACTTATTCTGTTAGTTTTGATGGTTCAGCTAATGTTTCAAGCGCAATAACTCTGGCAACAGTTAATAGTAATGTTGGTGCGTTTGGCGGTGCTGGTTCAATTCCTGTCGTTACCGTCAACGCCAAAGGACAAATAACAGCCGTTTCAACTAACAGCATCGGCAACGAATTAATTGCTATTCAATCGCTATCCGACACCCCAGGATTCCTAAAGAAAACAGGGGATGGGACTTATTCTATTGATATTAATTCCTATCTTTCATTGGCGGGTGGAACTTTAACGGGGGCATTGATCGCCACTTCTTTTTCTGGGGTTGGGACGGCATTAACAGCTTTAAATGCTTCAAATATCTCAACTGGAACCATCAACGCAGCCCGATTACCCGCAGCTTACCTTCCCCTGACTGGTGGGACGGTATCAAGTGCCGTATTAATTCAAAGCGCAACACAATTTAATGGTTTTGCAGTAAGCAACGGTTCTTTTACCGTGGCACAATTACAAGGGAGTTCGGCAGTAAATGATAACGGAGCTTTAACACTAAGGAATACCAATACTGCAACTATAAACATTGTTGCATCAGGCGCGTCATATTTTAATGGGGGAAACGTTGGTTTTGGTGGGTCAAATCCTTCTTATCCTTTGGATGTTTTCGGGGATTCTAGGTTTAGTGGAGTTGCTAATTTCACGAATGCAACACAATCAACATCTCCCACCACGGGAGCAAGTAGAGTTACAGGCGGTCAGGGGATTGGAGGAAATCAATATGTTGGTGGGTTTAGTTCTTTAGGAGGTGATGCAAACCATCCGGGGATTAAAGTTAAAGTTTTGACGGGGACTACGGCTGCAACAGAAGGGGGGGTGACTACCGTTGCTCATGCAATTTCGCTTTCTAAAATCGTCTCTACCACTGTTTCTATAAACTATAATAATAGTTATCTTATCCCCCCTAATTACTCCATATCGCCCGGTTATGAGTACGGATTCAATACAGATACCACCAACATTAATATTGTATTAAAGGCATTAAATAGTGCTAATATTTTGTCAAAACCACTAACTATCACAATAATTTACACGGCATAAAATCATGACTATTGAGAAAAAAGACCATTTTTTTGTATTGCAAAGCCAACAGATTCCCGTGAGTGGGATTTTATTGGACGTTGCAATTGAATTGTGTCACCAATATTCAATTGTTGACACGGAAACCGGAGAAGTTTTGGGGACAAGCCCAGGTGAAGGTATTTTGAATTTGGGGACTCCCGCCGAGCTAGAACTAGATTTTCCTGGATTTTCAGAGCGGATGGAATGGATAAAAATTGCTTTGGTTACTAAGGCAATGGGAATAATAG